AGTAGCAGCAGTTAAAGGTGTGGAAGTAAGCACCGATGTAATGGAAGACATCTTTGAAACAGCAGGAGAAGGTGCATCCTTTGACAGTTCCGAGATGCAGATACCGTTTGTTCGGATCTTACAAGCAATGTCACCACAACTCAGCAAGAAGAAGCCAGAGTTTATTGACGGTGCATCTCAAGGGGATCTGTTTAATACAGTGACCAATCAGTATTGGGAGGGTGAAGAAGGAGTCACAGTGATTCCTTGTTACCAGACTACCAAGTACCTTGAGTTTGTTCCGCGTGAACAAGGCGGTGGGTTCCAAGGTGAGATACCTGCCAACGATCCAGTCTTGACCAAGACCACACGAGAAGGATCAAAAGAGATCCTTCCCAATGGTCACGAACTTGTTAAGTCGGATCAGCATTACTGTCTTGTTGTTGACGGTGATGGTTCATTTCAACCAACGGTGATCGACATGAAGTCAAGCCAGTTGAAGGTGAGCCGTCGTTGGAAGACACAGATTGCAATGCAAAAGGTTAAGCACCCAAAGACAGGAGCAATGGTTACTCCTGCGGTGTATGCCACCATGTGGAAACTATCCACGACTGAAGAAACCAATGACCAAGGTACGTGGGGCAACTACCAAGTATCCAAGGTTAACCTGGTTAACTCTCGTGATCTGTTACAGGAAGCTAAAGCTTTCCGTGAGTCGATCATGGCGGGTGAGGTTAAGGCTGGTAAGGAACCAGATGCTCATGACGGTTCTGTAGATGAGGACAACGAAATCCCCGTCTAGGTAGCCTTATCGAGGGTGGCATCAGACTTGGCGAAAACCTTGCACGTTGACCACCCTCACTTTACTTCAACAGGAGTCGATCATGTCACTTCATAAAAGAATGCTGTCAGCCTTTGAAGGATCGAAGGTTGCGCATGGCACCACTACAGTTGGACGCATTGGTCGCAATGGCAAGGCTGATGCTGAGAGTCGTATTGTACGGGAGCCGCTCACATTAGAACTTATGCAAGGACACATACAAGGTGAGCAGGGTGTCGGGGCAATCCCGATCAACGAAGATAACAAGTGCAAGTGGGGTGCGTTGGACATAGACATATATGATCTAGACCACAACGAACTCCAAGCGAGAATACAAAGACAGAAGCTACCGCTGCTGCATTGCAGATCCAAGTCAGGTGGAGCACATCTGTATTTATTCTTGGAAGAATACGAGCAAGCCAAAGTTGTCCGAGAGTATTTACTAGAGATGGCTGTAGCCTTGGGGCACAGTGGCTGTGAGATATTCCCAAAGCAAGATAAGATCCTGTCTGAACGTGGAGATGTCGGGAACTTTATTAACCTCCCTTACTATAATGCTGAGATACCACAGAGGTATTGCTTCAATGATAAGGTTGAGGCCATGGAACTGAAAGAGTTCTTGGATGCCATAGAGATCAGGCGAACCTCAGTAGCTGTACTTGAGAAAGGTCGAACTAAGAAGCCTCGAAAGTATTTCAAAGACGGACCTCCTTGCTTGCAACATCTGTTTTCTGACGGCGCGACTGGAGAAGAACGCAACAAGAAACTGTTTATGATCGGTGTGTACTGTCGGATGAAGCACAGTGACAACTGGAAAGCAGAGATGGAAACATTTAACCAGACTCTGTGTTCTCCACCGCTCGATGCCAAAGAAGTTCTGGCATTACAGAAAAGCCTGGAGAAAAAAGAATACTTCTATACCTGTGAACAGGAGCCGTTCAAAAGTTTCTGTGACAAGGAACTGTGCCTGTCTACAAAGTATGGGATTGGAGATGCAGGAGCCGAGTCTCTTGAGATCGGAAGCTTGCAGATCATCCTATCAGAACCACGCCTGTATTTTCTAACGGTGGCAGGGAAACGTATCCAGTTAAACACGGAGCAGCTACAGAACCAAAGCCTGTTTCAACGTGCATGTATGGAGCAAGAGCAACTTGTGCCTCCGACTATCCGACCTGCTAAGTGGCAACAGTTACTACAGAAGCTGTACTCAGAGGGAGTTAAGTCCGAGGTGCCGGAGGAACTAACCGTGTTCGGAGAGTTCAAAGCTTTGTTGCGTCAGTTCTGTACCAGTAGGATCCGTGCTATGCACCCAGAGGAGATGCTGCAAGGTAAACCATGGACAGATAACCAAGGGTATACATCCTTTACAATAGCAGGGCTGATGGAGTTTTTATTTAACAGAAGGTTTACAGCGTACACCAGGGCACAGGTGCAGGAACAACTGAAGAGATTTAATGACAACCATGAATGTCATGGTCACAAAAATATTAACAAGGAAGATGGATCAAGAACCACGGTGAGAGTTTGGTGGGTGCCATCATTTGAGAACAATGAAATGGATCTGCCAGTACAGGAGATAGATAATGACATACCGTTCTAGTTTTATGAAAGCTAAAGATGTAGCAGACTGGCTCGGTGTATCCGAGTCTGCCATATACAAATGGGTGAACGACGGGGACTTTCCTAAACCCTACAAGCTTGGCAACGCCGACGCTCAACGTGCAGCGAGTCGGTGGGATCGGGAAGAAATCAAGCAGTGGTTGGAGAAACGTCGTGATACCTAATGCAACCTTGATACTTGGGCCACCCGGTTGTGGTAAGACTTACACGTTAATCGAAAGAGTGCAGGAGAAACTGCAAGAAGGGGTACACCCATCACGTATAGGTGTGGTATCGTTTACTACCAAAGCTATCGGGGAGTTTGTTGATCGAGCATGTGCTAAGTTCAACCTGACTAAGAATGACTTTCCGCATTTCAGAACTCTCCATGCCACTGGTTATCACGGACTGGGCTTGAAGAGTACTGATGTCATGGACCGAGAGGATTTTAAAACTCTTGGTCGCATGTTGGGGGTGGCGTTTGATGGAGCGGATGCCACCTCCATTGACGATGGTGTTACGATACCACCGATAGGAGGATCGGGAGCCAAGTATCTACAGTTGATCATGCGGTCAATCTATCGGGAAGAGTCCTTGGACTTTGAGTATAACTACGAAGAAGACTATACTTTGGATTACTCTAAGTTGGTTCAGATTCATAATCAATTAATTGAATATAAACTCAAGACAAACAAAATAGATTTCACTGACATGATCTCCAAGTACATAGAGATTTGTGAGACACCCAACCTTGATCTGTTGATTGTGGATGAAGCCCAAGACCTGACACCATTGCAGTGGACGATGGTAGAGAAGATGGCACTGACTGCGGATGAAGTTCTGATTGCAGGGGATGACGATCAGGCAATCCACCGTTGGACTTCTGTAGACGTCCAGAGGTTCATTGAATCTTCTGACCATGTCGAAGTACTCAACCAGTCCTATCGCTTACCACAGAGCGTCTGGAGGCTTGCTATGCGTATCTCTGACCACATACCAGGGAGACTGGAGAAAGAGTTCTTCCCCAAGGATGACGAGGGTATGGTCAAGGTTGTGGGTAGCCTTTGGAATCTACCATTGGACGAAGGGTCATGGACAATCATGGCTCGAACCAACAGCTTTGTGAAAGAGATAGCTGAGTCATTGAGTGATGCAGGATATTTCTACAGCCGTAAGGGTCATGCGTCTGTCTCACAAAAGAAGTTGGATGCCATGGCTACATGGGCAGACCTGGTAGGTGGGAGGGCATTGTACCTTGGACGGATCAAAGAGTTCTATAAAACTGTGCCGAAGATAGGAGACAATCCTGTAGTCAAGAGGGGGTCAGCTAAGTTACTGGACGCTGCTGATCCAGAGCAGCCCTTGACATGGGAGGATCTAGCGTCCGACTATGGACTCTTATCCCCGAAGAACACACACCCGATGGACGTGGTGCGTCTGTCAGAGGAGGAGCAGATATACATCCGCGCCATCGAGCGTAGAGGAGAGAGTATATACAAGCAACCGAGGATCAAGTTATCAACGATCCACGCCATGAAAGGAGGGGAAGACGATAACGTAGCGGTGTATTTGGGATCCACCAAGAACTGCGTAGAGGGTAAACATCCCGAGGACGAGCACAGAATATTTTATGTTGCCGTTACAAGAACAAAACAAAACCTCTACCTAATTGAGTCAGATAAAAAATATAGGTACGAAATATGAAACGTAACGATTACTTGGATACGGCGAAGCAGTTGATCAATGGCAACAGAGCCAAGGATTACGGTGATGCCAAGGATAACTTCGACAGGATAGCAACGGGATGGAATGTCATAGTCACTGACGCACTGAACACCCACGGTAAGATTACAGCCAAGCACGTAGCTCTGATGATGGACTGGGTGAAGACCTGTCGCTTGTTAGAAACGATAGACCACAAGGATTCGTGGATCGACAAGTGCGGATACAGTGCACTGGGTGCGGAGTTTGACAATGAAACAGACTGAGATGTTTGAGAAAGACTACATCATTGCCA